GCCGCTGAAGCTAACAACCCAGAGTTTCCTCTGGGATTAGCACTTCTCGCAAAAACAAAATACTGCGGGAAGAGATTCGCCTTCATTCCAGACGAATCTAACCAATCTTTCGAGATGGTCGTGACCCAACGAGGTTGGCTCATGGGGGATATGATGACCAAGGTCATCCTCACCCTCGCCCACCAGTACTGCTGTGAACTGAGTGGGCTTCGTACCTACACCCTGGTAGGAGACGACGAAATTGCACTTAGTGCAAACCGTGAGAAGCTGGAAAACCACCTTCTCAATCTCGGAAAGATATTTAAAGTTTCCGAGCTAGACACCTTTGTGTCTAGAAACCTCGCATTTTATTGCGAGGAAGGGTGTATTGTCCCTCAAAGAGTACAAGACACCGTCCACGTCCAGATGAGGCGTGGACTGGAGTTGTATTACCTGGACTATCCCAGGCTACGACTCTTACTACCTCAACCAAGTGAGGTAGATGCCTACTCCATGACCAACATTGGTCGCTTCGCCCTTTTGGGGAAGGAGAGTAGGTGGGTTAGTTCCGTGAACCGACCTGCGGAGGACTACTTCAAGAAGGCCTCCCTACTGCAACACCTCCTGGTGCCGCAGGATCCGGACACGATCTGTCCGTTTACCCCAATAGAGATTGGGGGAGATGGAGCTTTCCCATTTGATGGGAGCTTCCTCAACCGGGTAATCGAAGATAAAGCCCGGGATCCCCGAGAGACAAAATACAGGCTCTCGGCGATAATTAACAACCGGTTTGGTGTTAAGTTTGTCAGGTCAGATAGGCTTGACAAGGTGGTGAACAAACACCACCTATACCTTCCAAAGGTGGAAGGTATGAGGGCCCTGCTCCCACCGGAGGCAGTCATCGAACCCCGTGATGTGAATCACAGGATTCTCCTGCAATCAGTGAGAATTGATTTTATCAAGGACCCTCAGGCTGTGTTCTTTGACATAGCCAAGGGGCTGTATTACCAGTCCCTACTACAGGGGAAAACCCCTGTAGAGCCCACGTTCAATATAGAACGTGCGTTCACCGGTGGCCACACACATGAGCCAACGGTTGACTACGATCTTATGATCGAAGTCTGGAAGATGGGTTTCAAAAACCACGACTTCTGGGGGTACTGGGTTGACATAAACCACATACCCCGTCTCAACCCAATGAATCTAGGTTGGGACTGGTCCAGTCAAAGGGCCCGATATCCTCGGGCCAAGGAAATATATAATGACTGGCTCCGTGAGAACGCCGATGTCCTCACCGGTTCATATGATGAGATGATGAGTCTCATCCGTGAACTGAAACCACTCCCCAAACGAGTGGTTAACAGGCTCAATTTAGTGGCTGAGTCTGACTCCTACATCATTTCCACGCTAGAGAGGGCGTGGGCTGATGAAAGGAGGGCGATCGCGATCATAACTCGCGACCAGCGGCTTGTGAAATTCGTTACACACAAGCTAGACGCATGGAACCCTCATATCAAACACAAGGTCCTATGCGTGGACCCGTTACTCTATTTAACGGGCCTCTACGGGGGAATCCCCGAGTTGGAGGATGCAAGGATTATTGAAGATCCAGGTGCAATCCTCCATGTCGACTATAATGAGTTCGACAATGGCGTTCACATAGAGTATGGTGACGCCATATGGGATATGGGTTACGAATTCCATATCACACGAGCGGGCGTTCCGCTCATCATGGCAAAGCCATGACTGCCGTACTTAGCTGCGGTAGCCGTACGACGATTTTGGGCTAAGC